CGTTGAATTTGAAAGCTTTGTCGTAACTGGTTAATAGTTGCAGCTGTTGCCGTAGATAAATCGGCATACATTTTGTATGCCTCTGTACCTGCTGATACGGTACCAACAAGTTGAGAGCCAGAACTATCCAAATCGTAGTATGTACCACCACGATTGATAGCAAATTGCTGACCTGTAGTTGCATCACTTACTATGTCTGCAGACGTGCCCAGAGGAATATCAATAGAATCGCCCTTCTGGGGCCAGGGGAGGCCCGATGTGAAATAGTCGTGTCGTTTATTTCTACGTTGAAGCAAGAAGTCTGTATATACATCAGGACCGTCATCCAGATCAAGAGGTAGTGAATCTTGTAGATTTTGGTCACGGAACCACTCATTCCAAACTTTATAATACGCACGATATGGCAAGGACGAATGTTCTAGACCTGGTACTGCCAACGGTACACCTAAGTAATTACCTAAAAGTCCTTCGGTGAATCCTGTGGTTTTCGTTAATGTCGGTGGTGGAAAATCAATACTATCGCCTGGGTCTATCTGCTCACCCATGAATTTTGTCCAATTTTCCCATATAAGCCTATTAGGTATGAAAAAGAAATGAGAATCTAATCTCAAGTTATCCATAACCGGCCAGAGTGGTGTTGACATACGCGCAAAGGCCGACATTTTTAAGTTGAAAGTGTCGCCAGGCAATACTTCATCCCAGTAAACTGGTATCAGATAACCGGCATCGAAGGTAGTTTTATGGCCGTGTGATCGATTAAATGAGCTCCTGGGTATTGATACAGAGGGAACACGACTAAATTGATGTTGACTAGTTGACTTCATGTTTCACCTCTTTCGATTCAAATAATTTTTTAACCTGGTCATCTTCTGCCTTTTTCTGAAATAATACAGCAGAGCCCAAATCTTTCATATCCATTTTGAAAGTTGCTTCCGTATTATCAAAGGCACCCAAATAATATAAATTGAAATCATTGGGATTCCTAAAAATCTGTGTACTCTCATCCAGTGCCATATTCTGGAACGCACGTATTGCCTCCGCATTAGTGAGCATAAAGAAAGGTTGATTATATGCCTTTGTTGCATTATCAAAAATTGAGAATACTTTTAAAATCATGCTAATTCCTCAGTGGTTGAACGTTTTAAGAAGCGCAATTGTGCGCGTTTTACTTTCTCTCTGGTTCGCAGTCGTTGCGGTGTGTTTTCTTTGTTTCGCTTTGTTGCCTTGGCTTTTCTGTTTATTTTTATTGTTTCTATATCATGATACTGTTTATCGTAGTAACGTGGAGGTTGCATTCTTATACCTCTCTCAATGATGTAATCATCGCGGTAAGTTTCTTCGCCATATTTATCGTACCATCCCTGGCCGATTCCATGTCCCCTGGACATGGTTGTGTATTCAGGTGTAACCATAAATGCCTCACCTGTTTCGGGGTCACATCTGGAATACGCAGATACTTCTTCATGAGTTCTTCGGTCTCCGAGGTAGTCCAGTACTTTCTCACTGTTTCGAGTTCGTATTTTTTTAAGCACATATCTGGCTACGTAGGCAGCTGATTCAAAAGTGACGCTGCCAATTGTGACAAATCCGTGTGTCCATAGACGAGTAGCAATATCAGACCTGTATAAACGATCCCCGCGATCGGTAGTTGTGTAATGTTTTTTATCGGGAAAATCATGTCCCCATATAATCGCATGATAATGCGGACGAAGTTTTTTCTCTCCATACTCTCCGCACATGAAGTATCTAATTTTTTGTCCTCGTTCTTCACGTACCAGGTAAGTCCGGTAGCGTTTCATGAATTTTACGAAATGCTCTTTTACGAGACCGCCATCGGGCGGTAATGATTGTTCGTTGTATGTTAGCGTCAGGAACGCTGACTCTTTGTGTAAAGTATTTTCGTGAACGCAGCGTAGCGCCCATTGCCTGGAACGCTCCAAGCGGCATCCGATACATTGACCGCAGGGTAGTTGGAGATATTGAGCATTGAGGCCGGCATGTTCCTGTTTGAATACAATCGACTTCTTGCCATTTTTGTTTGGCTGTTCCCGTTCCCAGGCATTCAGCGGGTGATAGCATGTCATACATCAGAGACGAATTCCGCCACGCATAACAGCTGTACGAAAATTTTTCTTATGTGTACGTAATGCTGTACGCCGGAAAAGTTTTTTTGATTTACCTCTCGACATTCTTCTACGATATCTCATTTTAGATCTCCTTCGTCGAATAAATTAATGTCTTTAGCTTTTATTAAAAGCATTGATATTTCGTTAATTACTTTATCTTTTACATTATCAGATAAACGTAGCTCCTTAACTACTTTATAAGCTACCTGTAAATCTTTTTCTATTTCTTGAATATGGTCCATAATATATCTCTTGTTTTTTAATGAGCACTTATTATATTTTATTATTATTATTTATAGCAAGCTATTTTTTATTTTTTTACTCCTTTTAGTCGTTTTTGACTGACTTGTGTCAGTCAGCACAGTTACATCAAGTGGAGTACTGTGCTTAGCGCCCAATTCGGGCGCTCTTGACCCCGCGAAATTCGCATAAATGCTCATTCTGCGGGTTCTGTTACGACCTGGGCGTCTTTAGCAGCTTGCGCCGCTTCATAGGCCGCTTGTTGTTCTGGATTCCGCTGCGCTAGTCCAAGATCAACCATAGCGTCTATATTGTTTTCATCCTGGGCAAATGCCAGGAATTCGCCAGGGTCGTTATTAAACTTCTTACGAAGTTGTGCGGGTAGTTCCAGGAACATCTCCTGGGCTTGTACTACCCTGTTCATGCACTCATGAAAATCAAAGTTTTCATCGACTGTCATGTATTCGGCCTGTCTGTTATTAACGAAGTTAACCAGGCCGGTTTTTTTATATTTGGCCATAATCAGATTGATATCTGTTTCCTTGGCCATATTTTGTTTTGTTTTGCCAGGTCCGCAGTCAACTGTCGGCCTGACTTGTGTTTCTGGATTAGGATGTTTAAACATTAGTATCTCCAATTCGGGTGATTTTTGAAATAATACAATTTTTCGGAGTGATTCATTCCTTTAGTTTCACGCTCAATTTTTTCGCGTATTTGCTTTTTAGTTAGTTTTTTTTTTGGATTCCATCCAGAGTTTTTATCGCCTTTTATTTCAATATCAAGCGGCTTTATTTTATCAGTTTCGCCTGGTGGCGTTGTATCCAATGCACCAGACAATGCATCTGCCAATGAGCTTTTCGCATCATTTTTGATGAATTTTTCCCAATAAGCTTTTAAAAAAGGAAGTATTAACGGATTTACACCTTTTAGTTTTTCTGCTGCTAATATCTCAGGAGCTTTTTCATATAATGCAGCTTCTTGGCCTGATTTTGTAGCCTCATTCGTTGTTAACGTAGTTTGAGCACTAACCTGTTTAGCAGAAGCCGCATTGTGTGCACCCTGTGTTGCAGCCTGACCCACATTCGGGAACTGATAACCAGCTCCCTGTGGGGTTGATGCGCCGCCAATTTTAGCGGCTAGCATTGGATTTAACCCTGCTCTATCCAGATCGCGCATTTGTCGTTGATACGCAGAGTTAGACATACGCTTCTGAAAGTTCTCCTGGGACTTAGCAGAATTACGCGCCTGAATACCCTGGAAGATGCTGCCAGCTGCACCCAGTACACCACCTGCTACTGCTTCCCAGCCCATCAGAAATGATCTATCAGGCCAGGTACGCCATACAACGGCATCGGCCTAGCACATTTAAGGTCAAAGTAAGAATCGAATATAAAATGCGGTTCAGAGCCTGCCGTTATTAATACTCGATCAAGAGGTGGGTTTTCTTCGATGAAGGTACTCGACAATGTCGGAAGTGAGGTAAATTCCTGTGCTAAATGCCAGGCGTCCAAAGTACCAGTAGCCTGGGAAGAAAATTTACCAGTTATTAATGATGGTTTATAGCGGTATTCGGCATAGCGTTCTTGATAACAGAACGCATCCTCATCAGTAGCGCCGCCGGATCCTACGGCGTATATTTCTTTATTTTTTACAACCTGTTCACCTATGTGACTCAGTGATGGCCAGTAATAGTCATAGCGTGTTTCTCGTGAAAACGCCCGATTTAATCCCTGGCTGTAACTAAGGTCGGCTCGGACACTAACCATACCAAGAACAATACCATGTTCTGTAAATGACTTAGTAAAACCGTGCCCGTTTATCGCTGTTGTTGCGAAGGCAGCCAGGTCACCTGGTTGTTTATCAGCCGTTGAATCACGGCCTGAAGTTACGAGGACCGGGTTAATATTTATTGCGGTACTACCGCCGCCCAGGTATTCCGAGCGTTGCTGTCGTGCATCAGGTGAGGAAACGCCGAAGTGTGCCTTAACTAATTCAATGTAACGAGTCCCTGATCGGGCATCGCGTTCCAACATGCGTTGAATTTGAAAGCTTTGTCGTAACTGGTTAATAGTTGCAGCTGTTGCCGTAGATAAATCGGCATACATTTTGTATGCCTCTGTACCTGCTGATACG